CCATTTGGATTGACACATTGTTGCGTTCCATGCCGAGAAGTCTTGATCTGCGATCCATGATCGACAAGACACGGTCTACGGCTTTCAGGTCGGGTTCCAGCATTATTTCGGATCCGTCGTCTGTCGTCTGTTTGCGATGCTGTGTCTGCGGCCAGATGTTCTGTTGTAGGGAGTCGAGCCGCTCCAGTTCCATACGGAGAACTTCCGGGTATGCGAGCATCGCCTCAGAGTTGAGCTTTTCGAGCTGTCTACGGATCGCTGAACCCACAGCTCCTGTGGTCATGCTGAATCTGCGAGCTATCTCTGCGTGAGGCACGCCTGCTTGACGCATCTTGAATATTCGCAGGTCGCGTTCGGCTAGGAACTCACGGGTAAGTGCTTTGCCGCTTTTCTTGTCTTTTGCGGTCTCTTCTGACATTTAGAAATCCTCGTCGGCGCTAGGGGGTTTAGCCCCAAGATCTTCCTTCATAAATTCTAGTGTCTCGAAGGGGAACTGTACGCCACGCTTCATCTTGATTGGCCACGGGCGTCTATCGCGTGCTCCTCTGAAGTGGCGGACGTCGTACACGTATTCGCTGCCCGACATCTGATCTGGTGACAACGCCAAACCGAATTCGGGCCAGCGTGACCATACGGCAGATCCGAAGGGTCGCAGTTCGCGTGAGGTTTGTGACTGACCTAGTGGTGCGTGGTGTTCGATCCACAGAGCACAGTCGTAGACGTCGCGGATGTAATCGAAGAACTTGGCTACCTCGACTGCGAGAGCTTCGCTCGTCAACGTCCCAGTGTCGGCGTACGACTTGTAGAGAGGACCCACGCAAAGCAGTTGTGGGCGCACCTGGTCGACTGTTTCCTCGAACAATGAACGCCCGGCGGGTGACATGAGATCCATCCCGGACGGCTTGATCAGCAGGTGCGCATCAGCTCTTATGACTGTTCCTCGTGGCGCACGATCTTGCGCGAACTTGCGGGCTTTCTTCATGATCCAGCGTGAAGTACGACGAATGATGCGCTCAGGGTTCTCCAGGTCGATCGTGAGAGTACGAATCGGTTTCATCGGTTGGAACGTGAACGGGTGAAGCCCAACGGACGAAAGGATCGCGACCTGGCGTGCGAGCATCGTTTTTCCTACGCCTTCGGCCGCGACGACAATGACGCGCTCCTGCTTCTCGATGAGGCCGGGGATTACCCATTCGTAGGTGTCTTGGTCTGCTTCTTCGAGGAACTCTTCCCAGTCAACCAGTCGCCCCTGGTCGCCGAGTTGCACGACACCGAAACCGTCGAGAAGTGCTCTGGCTCGTGAAACTTTCTGTTCGATCTTGATGTCACGACCGAAGATTTCGAGAACCTTGTCAAGGATCTCTTGTTCGGGTTCGTTCTGCTGTTGTAGTTGTTCGACAGCTTCGGGTGACGGCTGGTAGTCGAGTTCCGCAAGTTCGTCGATGGCGTGACCGGAGTTGACGTGATCGGTGATGTCTTTTCCGTACGGGCTGATGTAGACACGGACGTCTGCACACCCTGCTCCCTGCAAGATGCGTTGGACGCTCACTGCGTGCGTTTTGCCAGCTTCGTCGTTGTCTGCGACGATCATTACAGCGGCCGCGTCAGCAAGCACATCGGTGAACTGTTGCTCCCAGGTTCCTGCTCCTCCAGCCGTGGTTGCGATGATGTTCAGCTTCTCGAGCGTGTCAGCATCTTTCTCACCCTCGACAAGCCATACGGGCTCTTTCCATTCGATTGCTTTCAGTACGACGGGGAGGTTGTAGAGCACGCGTTGCTCTTTGGGTATCAAGCTGTAGATGTATTTGCCTGGCTGTGCGGGATCTGGCCGGCGTTGCGAGAAGCCTTTGGTTCCGTCGTCGTACCGGTACTTCACTTTCTCGTAGAGCACCTGATAGTTCGCATCCGTGTATTGGAAGACTGATTCGACTTTGCGTTTGCCGCGGTCGTCGCTCTTCTTGCGTGGAACGACTTTGTCTTCGTACAAGTCTTCCATCTTCATGTTCATGTACCCGACGATCTGTTCGACGCTGCACGGAGATCCGTTGTGGCATTTGACGAGCACTTGGTCGTCTTTGCCGACACCTACGGTGAGCGACGGGTTGTTGTCGTCGTTCCTGCACGGACATTTCGCCGCCCAGCCCATACCGCTGCGCGACACGCCGTCTAGGCGATCCAAGAATTCCTGGACGTGCTGTGGAACGATTATCGGGTTCACTTATCGGCTCGTTGCTTCTTTACTTCTGCGCCTCGGCCAGCACGCTTCAGTGATTGATTCCAGTTGATCTGCCATGTGAGTGCTTGCGATGTGAATGATTCGAACGGGATACGTCGTGCGCGTCGTAGTGCGCGTCGCTGTCTCGGCGACAAGCCAGCCCAGAACCCGAATTCTTCGTGACGAATCGCATGCTCGTGGCATTCGGTGATGATCGCGCATTGTTGGCAGATCGCTCGCGTGCGGGCGAGATTGTCTTTGTCTTCTTCGTCCATCCGCGATTTCGGATAGAACCAATCTTTCGGTACACCGGCGCAAGCTGCTTGCTTTATCACCTTGTAGAAGCGTTCACTGTGTTCGCTCATTCGTCCCCCTTCGGTGCTAGTGGCAAGAAGGGTAGTCGTTGTCGGGAACGAAATCAACTTCCGTTTAGGACGATTGCAACTTCCTGTCAAGTTTTTGTGTCAGCGACCAAAATAGTTCACGGGTGAACAACATGAGACGGCCAGTGGGAGAAAGTTTCTTTTTTGCTACGGCGCGCGCGAACATCGATGAGTGCATCATGCCGATGTGGTGCATGTCGTTGCGGAGACGCTTTTCGAACCACGAGTTTCTGTAACGCAACCATGCGTCTGGGTCGTAGATGTCGTAGTCGCGCAGGAGTATGTCGTCAATGGTTGCGCGATCGCTTACGCATTCGAGTTGCCATTGGAGGCGACGCTCGCATTGGGTTACGACGTCGTTGAGGGCTTCGTCACCTGCGAGTTTGACGTACTCTTCGAGCGCCCAGAAAGCTTGGCCTTGGACTCGATTCAGTTTGCGAAGCTCTTCTCGTGATCGGCGCTCCGGTGTTCGGATCTGCTGGTCTTCTTCGTCTTCCTCGTCAAAGTCGAAAATCTCGTCATCGGATTCGAACTCTGAATCGGCCATGCATCTACGATAGCACGGCGGCTTGCGTAAGCAACTTTTTCTGAGTAACTGCTGATGCTTCGTCCATCGAGGCGATGGCACGTTCGTCAGCGGATGTGCCACGGAAGTGATCCAAGTATTCGACGATCGCGTTGTAGAGCGCCCAGCCGTTGTATCCGCACTTGCCGGCGTTGTTCGGGTTGTTGTAAATGCTTTTCACAAGCCCGATCGTTTCGTCCCTGTTTTTGCGCTGCCGGCCGGTGGTTGAGTCGTCAGGGAAAACCTTGTTGATTACCTGATCGATTTTCGGTGATCCGAGAGGAACTTTCACAAGAAGCATCTTTTCAGCCAGGATCTGGAACTGTCTGCCCCATTCGACCGAGATCCGCAGCACTTCACGGGCGTCGTCGAGGGCGAAGTCGACGTTGCGGGTGTGGCGGGCGGTGAATACTCGTTCGGCTTCCCTAATTCCGAGTGCGACCGTGTTCTTGCATACGGCGCGTATGTCTGTGTTGGCGTAACGAATCGGCCAGACGCCGTCATGACCCGAGGATACGACGAGGTAGCGGGCGATTCGATCGTCGATGCCTTTGGGGTCGATGATGAGGGCTCCGAGCTCGATGGTGGCGAAGAATCGTTTGCCGTTGCGTAGGACGCCTACGGTGTCCATTACGGCGTCTCCTGATGATGCGCCGACGACAGCTAGGGCTCGTTCTAGTACTTCCCTGTTTTGGCGCACCTCGTATCTGGTGCCTACGGTTGACAGGGGGTCGAAGGTGCCGTCTGGGTTCTGGCGTACGGTTGCCCTGGAGTCTTGGATGATGACCGGGGTGCCGTCTGTGTTCCGGATGATATTTCCATCGTCGTCCACGGCGGCTACACGGGTAAGCAGGACGTCAAAGTCGGCTCCGGCGATTTGGAGCATCTTTTCGGCTGTTTGCAGGCCTTGAACGCTTGTTCCTAGGCGGTGCCAGGGGGCTATACCTGTGTCCCTGTAGGCAAACCTGGCGGTGCCGTCTTTGTTGATTTCAAGCTCGTGACCCATGGACTAAGGATAGTGGGGATTTGGGCTGCGGGCGGCACCTCAAAATATTTTTGCAACAAAGGTTGCTTTCTGCCCCATGCCCGCCTTATAGTCAACGCACTGCCAATAACGGCATACAACCAACACGGAGGCAACACATGCCAAAGAAGACCAAAGTGGCACCGAAAAAGGTGTCGATCCCCTCGGTGGGAGCAACGACAAGCAAGAAGGGCGAGACCGTCGTCGAGACGCCAGCTCCCCACAAGCAGAGCGCAGCGCTGAAGAGCCTGCTCGCGAAGTCCAAGGATGGCTACAAGACGACCATCACCCCGGCTATCGCAAGCGAACTGCTGTTGCTGAACAGCAACAACCGTCGCGTCAAGAAAGAGCGCATCGCTGTGTACTCCTCGGCGATGAAGCGTGGGCAGTGGGCCTACACGGGTGATTCGATCCGTGTCGCCAAGAACGACGACGGCACCGACGTCCTGATCGATGGTCAGCACCGTCTGCTTGCCTGCGTTGAAGCTGGTGTGCCGTTCGAGTCCCAGGTGATCTCCAACTTGCCGGCATCGGTTTTCTCCGTCATCGATCGCGGTGTCACCCGCACGAACGGCGACGTGTTGAAGATCGCTGGTTTCGCGAACTCGACGTTCATCGGCTCGATGGTTCGTCCGGTGATCGCTGTCGATGCGGGATTCAACCCGCTCCAGCACGGAACGATGATCCTCGTCACCGGTGATGACCTGGTGCAATTCTGCACCGAGCACGAAGACCTCGTCGAGTGGGCCAAGAACCTTGGCTCCAAGGCGAAGTTCGGCATCGGCGGCGTCAACTCGGCTTGGGGTATCTTCGCGATCTTCGCGTCGCGTGCCCGCGGGCGCAAATTGATCGACCAGTTCGTCGACGAAACCTGCAAGGGCATCGGCATGCAAGAGGGCGATCCGCGTCTCGCGCTGCGTTCCTTCCTGATGAAGACCGGTACGTTGACCGGCCCTTCGGCGAAGAACTACCGCGAAGCGGGCACGATCATGCGCGTGTTCAACGCGTACATCGAGGGTCGCAAGATGTCGCTGGTTCGCCAGTGGGGCACCAAGACCGACGCCGAGTTCCCGAAGGTTTCCATGGCGACCCCGTTCGATTGGAAGAACGGCAAGCCGAGCGAGGAAATCGAACAGGACTAGGTTTCCGGCGGATTCATTCCCGTCGGAAGGCGTTGAACAGCGGCCACCGAACCCCCTTCAACTCGGAAACGGTTGTTCTGACCTGGGCATGTCATCAAACTGCCCCTCACAAACCACCTACTAGAAACGAGTCAATCATGAACACGAAGTCAACCAGCGCCAAGCAGGTAGCGAAGCGCATCAAGAACCGTCGCACGACGCTCGGTGTCAGCCAACTGGCTGTCGCTGATGCGGCCGGCGTGGACCGCAAGACGATCAACCGCATCGAGAACGGGCACTTCTCGCCGAACCTCGACACGTTCTTCCGGATCTGCACGGCGCTCGACGTCGAGCCCGAAACCCTTATCGCCGGCTGAAATGTCCGAAAAGGATATTGAAGCCTGGGAGCACGAGTTCCAGCCCGGCTATGACGCGGGCCTGGATCAGGCGATCATCCAGGACATCGGCGAATTCGTGGTGCACATGATCGGCGGCATGAAGCTTGCCGAGATCGGCACCATCGGTTCGTGGGCGTCCAAGATGCAGGCTTCGGATATTCCGGACAGATACATCCGCGACATTCACCACTGGTTCCTTGTCCACTCTTGCATCATCCTGGCCGACGAGCTTGACCCGGATGATCGCAAGAGACTGGACATTCTCATTGAGCGATGCCGCCAGATCGCGGCACGCCGAAAAGGTTTGTAATGACCGATGCCGGCCGGCGTTGCCCCTGCGGGAAAGAACCGATTCCCAGCAACCCTTATTGCGAAGGCGAGGATGACGACTAGTCCTCGTCAATCAAACGTTTCAGCAATATTCCGATTACCACGCAACTGAACAACGTGGTTCCGGTGAACCAGTACCAATCCGTGAAATCGTATGTGTTGTGGTGATCGGCGATCAAAAGTTGTTGCCGATGATCGTCGATGATGCTGCGAGAGCCACAAAGAACGCGACAATGGCCAGGGCGATGAGCGCCCTACCCAAGTAAGTCTTCGTCTTTTTCAGGGTACTCATTATCAAACCATTCTTCAAGAGTTAGTTTTTTGTTTTTACTCCGCTCGAAGTCGTAGGTCATTAGATCCATGAGTGTCACGCAGTGGAACAGCAATCTCGAATCATGCCTATCATAACCACGGGTTGGAATAAATGCTAAAGTTTCCGCTTCTTTGCCGTTGTAAGCTTCGATGATATAGACACCTTGCTTGAGCCGCACGGGTGTTCCGTAGTTGTCATGGTCTTTGAATTGAACAGCGTCAAAGAATTCAGCTGGCAGCTTTTGTCCGCCTTCAACCTTCAGGTTGCTGATTTTTTTCTGTTTGGCCATTAGATCACTCCTTGTTCTCTAACGATACCGTTGTATTCGCTCCAATCATCAACGAATTGGTAGGTCGCTTCGATCACTCCAGGCGGATCCAAGCGCTTGTAGAGCTCGGTTCCCATGCTGAGCACCAACCACTGTGGTGACGGGTACATGATGTCGAGAGTCCGGCCGGCGTACTTGCCGCCGATGAAGTTGACAGTCGCCTGCTTGACTTCACCCTTCTTTGGTTTAGCTTTGGGTGCCATCCTGATTCAAGTTTACGGCCTTCTCGACGGCACGCAACCGGGGTTCCATGGCACGGGTCAGGATCATCTCTAGCGCCGCGTTTTTCTTCACCATCTCGGTGAGCCGCAGATCCGCATTTCCGTACATTGTGCGCAGCTTCTGGAGCTCCGCCTTGGTTTCCTTCAGCTCGAATATGGCCCGCGTGAGGGCCCAACGGACGAAGCTGGTGACCAATATGGTGACCAGTACGTTTGCGATGGTGATGTAGAGGATCTCAACAAAGGTCATTTGATGGGGCAGGCTCCCGTCGCACAGTCATCCAACGAGAGCTCACCCCCAAATGAAGACTGTTGCAGCGGAACCGAGAAGTCGATCTTTGACAGGAGCTTCTCGTACGTCTCTTGAGGGATCTCCTCGTAAGGAGGAAGAGGAAAATTGTGTTCCGAGTGTAGCAGGAATGAGACCGACTTGACGGAGCTGTCGTAATTTTGTGCGAGACACTCCTTGATTGCCGGCAGTTCTTCCTTGCGGTAATACACGGTGACAGACACGGCGTTGTCGGCCCACTCTGTCTGCATCTTCTTCACCCATTCGAGTTGCTCGAGTGCCGTCATGTTCGCGGCGAGCACTGCGCCTTCTGGTGACTTGCACGGGAACTCGACTACGGCACGGGTGTGATCTTCTCGGCCGTCCAGACCGATGTCCCACACGACTTTGTATCCACGCTTGCGAAGCGGCTCGAGCAGCGGATCGGCCGATCCGAAACGGACGCGGCGAATGTAGTACTGCGCGAACGCCGGGTGAATGCCTGGCGTAACGCCCGGGAGGAGCGACAGCGTTCCTGATGGCTGAACCGTGGTGAGACGCACGGAGGTTGGAAGACCATTGTCTTTCGCGTACTTCTTGTCGAACGCACGGAGGTGCTCGTACACCTTTGAAAGCCAGGAGATCTTCTCTTCCTCGACCTGGAGGATCCCGGTGACGCTTTGGCCGATACGGGTGTTCTTCTTGACGATCTCTGTCGTCTTGTCATACGGGTAGCTCATTTGGGTGATCTTCTTTTGCACCTTGTACAGGAGCTCTGAGATCTCTTTGAACTGCTCGAGTGATTCGACGTTCGGAAGGAAGATGGTTGCAAGGTTGCACGATTCTCCGTCGGCAAGCGCGATCTCTGCGCACGGGTTGAATCCTTCGACTGTTGGATCCGGCATCTTCTCGCCCAGGCGTCCGTACGCGCGCGCGAGCTTGCGGTTGACGAGACCGTATGGTTCTCCGGAGCCGTCGTAGCCCTTCCATAGTTCGGTCATGATCTCTTCGTACGAGTCGGCATAAATCGAGTTGTTGCTGTTGGCGCGCCATGCTGGAATCGTTCCGGTTGACCAGTTCTTTGCACGGAGGAAAAGGACGTCATCATGGTCGCCGATTGCGATCTGTGCGGAGCGTCGCGATGAGCCAGAGACGACGATGCGACCGATGATGTTGCAGATGTCGAGCACGTCGACAGAGCGAAGCTTCTTACCTTCGCGATTCTGCATCACTTTGCAGATGTCGTTGACGCCCTCGATGAGCGCACCTGGGCCAGATGCTGTACCACCGAACGTCTTGAGCGGCGCACCGAATTCGCGGATGAGAATCGTCGAATAAGAGAACGACCTGCCAGTGTCAAAGAACGACTTGAGCACGGCGTGGAGCAGGCGCCTCCAACCTTGACGGGAGTCGGGGACGATGATGTCCGCGTCGTTGCTTCGCTCGTGGGTGATTCTCACGCCCGACTTGACTTTCGGAAGGTCGTGAATCTTGGAACGCTCAACGGAGAAGCCGACACCGCCACCGAGCATCAGGTAATCAAACAACAGTTCAAAGTCTTCAATCTTCTCAATGTTCGTGAAGTAGCAGTTGTTCAGCGACGAAGCATTGAACTTCTTGATGAGCGGTGTGCCCAATTGCCACAGTGCGCGACCAGAGAAAGAACAACGCAAGTTGTACACATGGTCAAAGATTGCTTCCAAATCTTTTTGCGTCCACGGAACGCCGATTTCCACCGCACCGTTCACGCATCGCGACACGGTTTCAATCCATGTCTCGTTGCGCTCAACACCTTCAATCGGACGCGAGTATGTGCGAAGGTAGACGATTTCGCCGAGACCACTGAAACCCCACGATGGGGTGATGTGGCGGTACTTCTCTAGAAATTCGGGAGTCAGGGCAACGTCTTTCATGACACAACTTTCGTTTGAGGTGATTCAGGGAAGAGAATATTGTACCTCAGCGCCGATTTTCACTAAACCCCTTCGGCTACTATTCTTTTAAAAGTCCGTGTGCCCGAGCCTCGTCAATGGTTATCATCTGACCTTTTCGGAACTTTATGACTTTTATTGTCACATTCCCGTACATCACGCG